CCTGACGGCCAAGATGGGGCTCAGCGAGGCCAGTGCGCGCATCTATTGCAAGCCCGCAGCAGCAGGGAAACCTATCGCGGCACTGCTCGATGCTCGTATGATTGAGGCTATGGATCACGGTTGGATCGTGGTCGATGGTGCTCAGGTAGCATCGATGGTGCTGCAAAAGAGCGGCCGGTAACAGGGTAACGGAACGGAATTTTCGGTAATTTTGTTACCGGGGCAAGGGCGTGAAACCGGTAACGTAACGGAACTACTACCTTAGGTAGTTCCGTTCTGTTACCGTTACCAGCGGCAATTCCGTTGTTTGTTTGCAACGTTTTAGTGAGTGAGGACTAACATGGATGGGAGTGCAACACGAACGGACACGATGAGCGAAATTGTGTTTGAGGGCGATAAACCAACACAAAAAATCGCCGAGGTTCGTCGTGGGCCTGGTCGGCCGAGGTTTGTGCCGACTGATGCCGAGAGGCAGAGGGTTGAAGAGCTCGCAGGGTGCGGCGTGCCGGAGCATATGATCGCCAGCCTGATCCGAGACGGGATCCATGTTGATACGCTGCGGGCTAACCTGGGGCAGGAATTGGTGCGAGGGCGGGCAAAGGCGGCCGAGGGGGTCGGGCGGACCCTGTACTCGCGTGCGATGGCTGGCGACGTAGGGGCGATGGTCTGGTACACAAAGACGCAAATGCGATGGAGCCCAGCCCCCCAGGAAATCCGCATTCAGAACGACACCCGCGTGAGCATCGTCGGGGCGCTCGAGGCTGCGCAGGCCAGGGTGATCGAGGGGGAGGCCGTGGAGCGCGTCCAGAGGGCTCTAGAAGCCCCGGATGGGGGCGAGTACCAACCGGACGATGGCGACGCGCTGTAGGGGCTAAAAAGGGGCCGCTTGGGCCCCTTTGGGTTAGAGATCGGCCATCCAGATGATGGCCGCGACGATGAGGGCGCCTAGCAGGTAGATCAGAATGGCGCCTCCTCATGCGTGCGAGGGGGCTTTGGGGGGCGATTGCCCCTCGCTACCTTTGCCCCCTTTTGCCCCTCGGGGGGCTTAGGGGCAGGGGAGGGGGCTCGGGGGAATGGGGGAAATGGCCAGAGGGGGATCAAAGGGGCCGCCAGACGAAAAGGTCGAGCCACGCGACGACGAACCCGGCGACAACTACAAGCGGCAGAAATACTTTCTCAAGCATGGTTAGGCTCCGGTAGTCCAGCGGTAGTCGGTGCGGATGGTGCGCGATTCGCCGGCGACCTGCCTGCCGTCGTCATCCCAAACGCGGTAACCGCCACAGCCATTGGGTAGGCTCTCGCGGACGGCGCGACGGCCGATGAGCTTTGCCCCGAATTTAGTGGGCGAGCGGCCGACAACGCCCAGGTCGGTGCTGTTGTCGCCGGCAGTGATGGTGTAGCTCATAGTCAGGTCTCCATTGCCGCCCCGAAGGGCGGCGGGTGGGTTAGCGGGCGTCGAATCCAGCGAGGAAAGCGTGCATACGGTTGGCAAGGTCGCGGGCGGGAATGTGCCCGCAGCCGAACACGTCACGCACGCCGCCGCCTTCGTTGCTCATTTGGTGCAAGCTGTAGCCACCATATGCGATGCTCAGGTGATAGCAACCGGGCTGCGCCTTGTGCGAGCCGTCGGGCTGCTTGGCGTAAGGCTCAGCGGGCGAGTTGGTGGCGCGGTTGATGCGGCCGATCACGGCTTCAAGGTGGGCAAGGGTGATGCGTTGCATGGTTGTCTCCTGTCTCGCCCGATCGGCCAATCCGTTTGGGCATGGACACATGATAGCCGCCCCGAAGGGCGGCGGGTGGGTTAGCGGGGAAGGCGTTTCCAGGTTTCGCGGCACACAACCGTGGCCACTTCGATAAGCTGATCACGAGCGTCGTTCCAACCGTAGACCGAGACGTTCGATTGGCGGTTGGCGACCCGCGTCGCGCTATTGCGTTGGCGCCACGCCTCGCGGTTGGCCTGCCGCAACTCGTCCGGCGACAATGCGCCAATTCGGGCGATTAGCGCGTCGCCGCCGACGAACACGCCGAGACCGCGCACGCTGAATTGCAGGGGGCCGAAGGTGTACTTGCGAACCTGAGTGTCGTTTTTGGGTCTCATGCCATTTTCCATGTTCGCCCGGTCGGCCAATCCGTTCGGGCATGATGAATAGTAACACGTTCGCGCACCGTGTCAAGCACTTTCGCACGCAGCATGCGCCCCGTCATCCAGGCGCACGCGACCAGGCGCACGCGCACGCACGCACGCGCGCGCCCAGGCCCGCGCGCCCAGGCGCACGCGCGCACGCGCACGCACGCGCCCAGCCGCTCGACGCCGACGCCCCCCGGGTAGGGCCGAGCGATCGGGTGTGCTTGAACGGTGGACCCGCCCGAAATTTTTTTTATTTCCCGCGCCCTCCATTACAATGTGACACAGGAGGTGACAAATGCAACAGATGAAGTACACGCCTGCGGAAGAGCAGGAATTGATGGCCAGGCTTTGGGCGCCGTTGTTGAGGGATGACCCGGAGGCGTTTGTGATGTTTGCGTTTCCGTGGGGTGAGGAGGGCAAGCCTTTGGCGCGTCACAAGGGGCCGAGGGTGTGGCAGAGGAAGGTGTTGAGGCAGATGGCTGAGCACATCAAGGCGAACCGGACGCGGGAGGCTTTTGAGGTGTTTCGGATGTCTGTGGCCTCAGGCAGGGGGATTGGCAAGTCGGCGTTGGTGAGTTGGTTGGTGTTGTGGATGTTGAGTACGAGGATTGGCGCGAGTGTGATTGTGAGCGCCAACTCGGAGGCGCAGTTGCGGTCGATAACGTGGTCGGAGATCACGAAGTGGCTGGCCATGTTGATCAACAGCCATTGGTTTGAGGTGAGTGCGACGAGGGTGATGCCTGCGAAGTGGCTGACGGATCTGGTGGAGGAGGATCTGAAGAAGGGGACGCGGTATTGGGGTGCGGAGGGGAGGTTGTGGTCAGAGGAGAACCCGGATGCGTATGCGGGTTTGCACAATGATGATGGTGTGATGTTGGTGTTTGATGAGGCGTCGGGGATTCCGGATGCGATCTGGGATGTGGCGCAGGGGTTCTTTACGGAGAACACGCCGCACAGGTTCTGGTGTGCGTTTAGCAACCCGAGGAGGAATTCGGGGTATTTCTTTGAGTGCTTTCATGGGAAGCGGGATTTCTGGCGCACGTTCAACATAGATGCGCGGCAGGTAGAGGGGACGGACAAGGCGGTGTATGAGCAGATCATTGCCGAGTATGGGGAGGACAGTTTTCAGGCGCGGGTGGAGGTGTATGGGGAGTTTCCGAGTGCTGGGGATGATCAGTTCATCGCGCCGAGTCTGGTGGATGCGGCGATGGCCAGGGTGCAGTACAAGGATGAGGAGGCTGGGGTGGTGTTGGGGGTGGACCCGGCGCGGGGAGGGATGGACAGTACGGTGATTGTGGTGAGGAAGGGCCGGGATCTGGTGGAGGTGAGGCGGTTCAGGGGGGATGACACGATGACCACGGTGGGTCATGTGATTGATGCGATTGAGGAGTTCCGGCCGGCGTTGACGGTGATTGATGAGGGTGGGTTGGGCTATGGGGTGCTGGACAGATTGGTGGAGCAGCGGTATAAGGTGCGAGGGGTGAACTTTGGCTGGAAGTCGCGCTCTCCTGCGATGTGGGGCAACAAGCGAGCGGAGATGTGGGGGGCGATGCGGGAGTGGCTGCGCTCGGCCAGTGTTCCGAAGGATCGGCAGTTGAAAGTGGATCTGACGGGGCCGAGGGTGAAGCCGGATTCGAGTGGGACGATCTTTCTTGAGAGCAAGAAGGACATGAAGGCGCGAGGGTTGGCCAGTCCGGATGCGGCCGATGCGTTGGCTGTGACGTTTGCGTACCCGGTGGCCACGAGGCAGGCGCGTGACCCTGTCCGTCGCCTGACCATGCCGCAACGGGGTGGTGTCTCAACGTCCTGGATGGGGTCGTGATGGCCACAAAGCCCGGCCTGTACGCCAACATCCACGCCAAGCGCGAGCGCATCAAGGCTGGAAGTGGTGAGAAAATGCGAAAGCCTGGTGCTGCGGGTGCGCCGACGGCCAAGGACTTCAAAGAGTCTGCCAAGACGGCCAGGAAAGGGAAATGACCATGCCTTTGGTGAAATCGGCCTCTCCTGCGGCCTTCCGGAAGAACGTCAAGGCTGAAATGGCGGCTGGGAAGCCTCAGAAGCAGGCGGTGGCCGTCGCCTACTCGGTCAAGCGCGAGGCTCAGAAGTCGCCTTCCAAGGGCAAAAAATGAGCAAAAAGGACGTTCTGGAGACGATGCGCCATCGGATGCAGATGGCGTTGAGTGCTTACAGCGACAGCCGGGAAGATGAGTTGGATGACCTGCGTTTCATGGCAGGAAGCCCGGACAATCAGTACCAGTGGCCGGCTGATGTGCTGGCTACGAGGGGCTCGATCCAAGGTCAGACCATCAATGCGCGGCCGTGCCTGACGATCAACAAGCTGCCGCAGCACGTTCGTCAGGTTACGAACGATCAGCGCCAGAATCGGCCTGCCGG